TACTTTCCTAGCTAACTCAGGTAGATTGAATGACCACCTAGTCTGCTGACTTTGTTTAGCCATCAGAGTATCAAACGAGATATCATCCCATTCTATTCTCATCTCAGGTGTGAAGTCATCGTTGTACTTCTCTAGTAAATCACGTAGAGGTTTCATACTTGTCTGCACACCATTGACAAAGTCGAAGCCAAGATTAGCTACGTCTTCCCCAATAACTTGTTGGAACAACTTAGATAACACATCCTGTGCTACATCTGTTCCCATAGGCTTCTGCCTTTTAATATCGTTGAACAATGCAGAGTAACCTTGCTTCTGTGCAGTAGTCATAGCAGGATTGCTAGACAAGAACAGAGCTTCAAGTTCGTCAGGTGTTACATCCCTGTCATACTTTCGCATTGCTTTATCTATGGTGTGCTTGATAGTCCTAGCATCTTTGCTAAACAATCTATCAGGACACCTAGCACCTCTATGGTCTTCATAGAAGTCTTTGTTCATTAAACTACGTAGTAGTGATAATTCCATGTTGGTTCTCCTTTGGGGTTAGTTTATATAAGTTGTTTAAGTCTTCGTCTTCTCCATATTTCAAATCATCTTTCAATCTCAATACTTTTACGTCATTGACGTATCCTCGTAACTCTTTTGCAAAGGCTAGTGTCTTGGGCATTGCATCAGGGTCTAAGGCTATGATAGCAGTTGAGAATTGTGATAGGTATCTCTTGTGTGAATCGCTTAATGATGTTCCCAACACAGCTACCCCTACATAAACACCATTGCCTACAACAGATGCACTTACACAATCCTCAACAACTACAGCCACCTTACCACATCCATATGAGAAAGGCAAGTCACTATTTCCATATCGTTTCCATTTGGGCAGACGAAATCCCACAGACCGACCAACTGCATCTACAATCAGTCCGTCTTTCTTGACAGGAAATACAACTCTCCTTTCTTTTATGTCGTAGTACAACTCCAACTTATCATATTCTAGATTCCATAACTCACAAAAGTCCATGACCTCTCGTCTATGATTGTGATGTACTACATACTCAGGTAAGGCGAAGCCTGTACTATCTTTTTTGACATCAGACTTGGCAGTCTTGATATCATCCACAGATAAGTTAACCTTCTTTGTTCCTGAGATAGGACAAGAAGATTTGTAACAGTTCCAAACTAGCCTACCCATGTTGTTGGTTACAGTAAATGTCTTATAACCATTACAACTAGGACAGTTAGTTCTTTTTGTTTCTCCTACACTTAAATGTAAATCACTTATGTAATTATATATATTCATATTATATACTCTTAATGTAATTATCACGTAATGTCAATGCATTTTCTGCACTAGCATACGTATTTTTCATGTAAGGTTTAACCGACTGTGGGTTAGCGTGTCCTGTAACGGACATAATCTGACCCATAGGCACTCCTGCTTCTACCATTTCGGTAGTTCCTGTCCTACGTAGGTCAGATATTCGTAAATCATCAGGTAATCCTGACTCTTTTATGACTCTTCTAGCCACTTTTGATAGCCTTTGTATGGCATATGGACTGTAAACACCCCTCATTGGTGTAGGATAGGGTGCAACATAAGGCTGAAAGTCGTAATCTTTTGCCTGTTCTTTAAGCATTTCTAATAAGTCAACAGAAATT